TACGGCTCGCACCACACCGCAGCACGGCAAATATACGAGCCGCGCCATTGTGGAGCGCGACGCGAATGATATACGGCGCGCATCTGTTGTACTGGCTCGTCTGGACACGCCCCACACGCAGCCTTCCATCGGCTCGGTGGCGGAGCTTGCATGGGCGTATATGCTACGCATTCCCGTGGTCGCGGTGCTTCCCCCGGACGAGTCCTCACCATATCACCACCCGTTTATCCGGGAGTTTGTTGGGTTTCCCCACAGCACAATGGAGCAGGCCCTCCGCTGCGTTGTGCATATAATTGGGGAGCATATGGGGGACCGATAATGGCTAGACGGAAACAAGAACAAGACAGGTTGGTTGCGCCGGGAAAAGCGTCGGGGCTGTTTCCGATGAAACACACAGGCGCGGGCAACCCATACGCGGAAACCATGCCCGTTGGCTCACGGGTGCAGCTGACCTGTGGCGTGCGGGAGATTCAGCATCTGACGTTTATTCCCAAGGGTTCAACGGGCACCATCACGGGTTACACGCGGCCCGGTATCAGTCCGGAAGACACGCGCTGGTTGTTGTCCGTTCGGCTGGACAACCCGGTGAAGGGCGTACAGGTGCTGTTGTGCTGGCCCGCTGAGGTGAGCCTCGTTGAAGGGCAAGAGCCGATGGCGCATTGATGGTGGGGTGGGCTTGAATGGACCGAATGCCACATCGTAGATACACAATGCCCAGTGTATCCGGTATTGTACCAGAAAGGAAGGTGCTAAGCAAGGCCGGAAGGCATACCGGCAACCGGGGTATTCTAGCAGGTAGAACAGCGTTTTTTGCCTGTGGTGCGATGCACGCGGAGCGGGCGCACGCCCCCGAAGGGACAACCGGAGGGGGAGGGCGACCGCAGAGCGTGCGGAGGAGTCACGCGGTAGTGACTCCGCTCGCCCACGCGGGCGGGTCGGGCACCCGACCGACCAAATTTCTTAAGGGTTGGGTGGCCGGGCGGGTGGTGACCACCCGACCAAAAGGGTTGGTTGGGCGGGTTTTTGGGCGGGTGCTTGCCTGCCTGGTGTCGTTTTGGTATATTGTGCGGTATTATGGAGGTATCATGAACACATACACACATCGGCTTTTGCCCTTTTTTGCGGGTTTGTTGCTGTACACTGCATGTTTGTTTTGGGCCGTTTCCCACCGGGGAGGGGGGCGCGTGCGGAATTGCGCGGATGGGGTGCGGGCGGCGGTGGCAATGGTGGCTGCGGAAGATGCCGTATTTGATGCTGTGTCGCAGTGTGGACCGCAATGTAACGATCTTGCCACCGTGCAGGGCCTTGTGCAGGACGCCAAACGGGCGCGAATGGCATTCACATACGCAGCGACGCAATGCCTAGAATAGATTTTTCCAAGGTGGGAGGAGCGTCTATTGCATTACCTTCACGCCCCTCCCGAACTATCGACGACAGTGGACCTTTGGTGAGAGCCGTTGATGTTATACCCGAACCTGAGCCGTGGTTATGGACACCATACATACCCAGGGAAGAGGTGACGATTGTGGAGGGCAATCCGGGGAGTGGGAAATCTTTTTTGATGCTGGCTGTGGCGGGCGCTTTATCGAGCGGCCAGGCCCTTCCGGGACAGCGCGCTTTGGCCCCACAAAACACCATTTATCTGGGGACGGAGGATCCCCCTAGAAGGCTTCGCGCCCGATTGGAGTTGGTTCATGCTGATTTGGACCGTGCAGTGCTCCTCCCTGATGAGGGGTGGCAGTGGTGTATAGACAAAACACACACGCTGAAAAGCCTCATCCAGCGTGTAGATGCTACACTGGTGGTAATTGATCCTGTCATGGATTTTTGGCCGGATCGTGCGGACACCTATAGGCAAGAGGAGGTGCGTCCCCTCCTCAGCGGTCTTGCCAAAGTGGCGAAGGATACGCACGCCGCCATTGTCCTTGTGCGGCATTGGACGAAGGGGGTGGAAACGCCGGACCAGTATAGGGGTGCGGGGTCCGTAGGCTTCACGGCGCGGGCGCGTTCCGTCATCGCCATCAAGTCGCAAATAGCAGTGGAACAAACAGTGTATAGCTCCCTGGAGCTTATCAAGACCAATTTGGGCGTGCGGGCGCAACCTCTGTACTTTTCAGTGGGTCCGGGCGGGTGGCGCTGGTACGAGGAACTGCCAGAGGAGGTGCGAGAATTACACAAGGCCAGAACAATTCGGAAATCTTTTGGAAAAATCATCCAGGCATTTCGTGACGCCCACAGCCTCTCACTGACACGGGACCAAATTGCACAGGCTGCGGGGTGGGTTAATATCACCACGACACGCAACCGTTTAGGGGAGGCTGTAAAGGCTGGTGTGCTAATCAAGCAGGGGGATTTTTACACCCTTGGAACAGGAGTGCAAAATGAATAAAACAGCATTAGGGCAATATGAGTCGAAGCAGGATATACTAGAGGCATGCGGGTATGTGTGGAATCCCACCATCGATGCGTGGGGGCACCATGCGGCCCCGCCTATTCCGTTGGAAAAGTTTTTGGCGCACTCCAGAGACTCCCTAATTCAGGGATTACCAGAAGAGGCGTTCGCGCCCAAACCGTCGGAGACCCAAGAATCACCATACTACATAGTCTGGGGGCGCTAGCATCTTTGTATGAGCTGTACTCGTAGGGTTTCTTGCGGCGGCGTGGATGGTACGGAAGGGCCTGCGGGGCAGGAGGCATCCCCGCAGGCTTTGGGAAGGAGGACAAATGACGACCTTATTATAGGCATTTCTACTGTGCTTGTCAAGCCGGGGTCGGTGTGTTATACTTCATGGCATGCGGCGTGTAACAATAGCCCTGTCCGATGAAGAACGGGCGTGGGTCCAACATATGGCGAAGGCCCTTGCAACAACGACAAATACTGTGTTGCGTTTTGCCATCAATAATTGGATTCGGCAAGATTTGTGCGGTGATTCTACCTGGGTGGAACGGGAGCCGGTGGGCAAAGCCGCGTTGGACTGGGCCTCTTTGCATAGGACACACCAATAACCATGCCTCAAAAGCAGCCCACCGCAGCCCGAAAACCGGGACGACCAAAAGGTTCTAAAAGCCTGCTGCCAAAATTGCCGCCGCAGAAACCGCCCATTGTCACAAAAAGCGTGACATTACAAGACCGTCGAGCGTTAGGTGCCCTCGCCCAAGGCGCGTCGGTGGTGCAGGCGGCGGCAACAGCGAATATGTCGCCCGCCAACTTGCGGAACAAATTGTCACGCGGTGCATTACGGCAGAAATTTTTGGACATTCTTCAGAACGCGGGATTAACCGATCAGTTTATTGCCGCAAAGTTTAAGGCTTTGATGGATGCCTCTACAGTGCGGTGGAATCCGGAAACGAAGGAGTGGGATGCATTTACGGATAATACGACGCAGCTTGGCGCGGTGAAGGCTATGGCGGAGATTAAAGGCCATTATCCTGAACGGGGAGAGAAACCCACTGTGGCGGTGCAAATTATTAGCCCGCTGGCTGCGGCCTTGGAGCAGACGGAGCAAGCGCTTGCTCAGGGTGCGCTTGAGGTGCTTGTTGAAGTTCCACCGGATGACTCAGAAGATGCGTAAAATTGGCGTCCGCCTTGGTTGTGGCGCTTTCAAATTGTGAGGAGGAAAAGGCTATGTGCACTACGGCAGATTTCAAGGATGTTCAAAAAGCCCACACCGAACGGCAAATGGTTTTGGGCGGGCAACATTGGCAATACCAGAAGGCACGGGGGTTGTACACAAACACCGCCCTGGGGTCTCTGTGGCGCACGGAAGCGCTGAAATTGAAACCTCCAGGCAATTCGGTGCCCTTCATGCGAGGCGTGTCCTTTTCGTATCCTGTGCTGTGGTCCACGTTCACGCAAGCAGACAGCCCGGTGTATTGTTCGGTTGAGGATAGTTTGTTGCCGCACGTTGCCCGGGCTTTGGCGGTTCGGGGTCCTGACGCTACGATTGTAGCGTTGTGCTCATTGCCCTTAGCCCACGCCAGCCCAATGGCGGATGAGCGTTACATTGGGTTTGAAGTGCTGTAATGGGCAGTGAGCATGTCCACCGCATTGTTTTTGAGCCAACACCCACACAACAAGCGTTTGTGCTGGACCGTCGTGAGGCCGTGCTCTTCTGTGGAACAATGCGTGCGGGCAAAACGGTGGGCTTGTGCTGGAGCGCATACGTGTATACGAGGCTGAACCCCGGCGCTCCCATTGTTATTATCCGTGATACGTGGACGAACTTGCAACGGACAACGCTGAAAACGTTTTTTCGCATATTTCCACCGGGCATTTGCGGTACGTGGCGGGCTGAGTCCCGCGAGTTTGTTTGGGGTATGGAGGGGCTTGAGGGCACTATAACGTTCCTCGGCTTGGATGACAGCAAGGATGTGGGCAAGCTGCAATCCTTGGAGGCGGGTCTCATTCTTATTGACGAAGCGGCGCCTGGCATTGACCAGGGGGGCATTGCCGAGGATGTATTTGACTTTGCAATGGGCCGTATTAGTGCGCCTGGTATGAAATGGCACCAGGTGAAATTGGCCGCAAACCCACCGGACGAATCCCATTATTTGTATAACCGCTTTGTTGATCCGGGCGAACCGGGTTGGGGCTATTACCAAACGGATGGGCGGGAGAATGAGAAGAATTTGCCTGTCGGGTATTATGAGGCGCTGGAACGCCGATACAAGCATCGCCCCGATTTGCTACGGCGATTGGTGAAGGGGCAGTTCGGGTTCACGCAAATTGGCAAGGCGGTGACGCCCGAATGGAATGATGCAGTGCATTTGGTGGACCATTTGCAGCCCATGCCGGGAATTCCGTACCACATTGGATTGGATTTTTGGCATAATCCGGCGGCAGTTATTTGCCAAAAAACGCCACTGGGCAAACTCCATGTGTTGTGGTGCGGCGTAGGGGAAGGCCTCGGCATTGAAGAGTATGTGGATGAAACGCTGCGGTCTGTGCTGATTGACCAATTCGATGTGCGGAGGCACAGACTCATCTGGGTGGGTGATCCTACGGGGAGCATTCCGGATCAATCCAGCCGCAAACGATCCGCTGCTCTGTCCGTGGTGCAACAGTTGGGCGGTTTCTACCAAGCGGGGCCACGGGATGAGTATACCCGCATTGAATCCCTTCGGGCGGTGTTGCGTAGGCATGACCTCCTCAAGGTGGATAAACACCAGGCGCGGGCCATTTGGCACGCTTTGCGGGGCGGCTGGCATAGGCGCGTAAACGGCAATACCATTGGGGGCATTGTGAAAGATGAGCATAGCCATCCGGCTGATGCGTTGGCCTATCTTGTTGCTCGGCTGTATCCGCTGGACCGCATCGGTAAAATGGGGTATAGTGGGAAAAAACTGGTAATTCCCAGTGCCGGAGTGGTGTCTGGAGTTCATGTGGTTGGCGGTCCAGGTGGTGGTCCTCAGACATATCCGGGGGCGCGAATTCCCAAAGACGCGAGGTTGTTACGTTTATGAGTACGGCAAAACATGTCATGAAAAAACGGCAAAGTCCAGGTGTAACGCTCACGAAGGCGCAAAAACTCTTGTTAGAGTGGTTGCATGCATCGGCCCTGCACTTGGAGGAAGCGGCTATGGAGGGCTTAACGCAGCCCCAGGCGTTCCTTTTGGTGTTGCGGCTGTTTGTGGAGGATCTGCAAGTTTTGCAACAAGCATCCGAAGGGCTTTCTGAGGAGAACTAGCACGCATGGCGGAGCACGACATCGATGATTCGACGCAAGAGGTAGACGAGCACGCCATTGTGAGGTGCCTGTTGGCCTATAACCAAGAGGCGGAAACCAACAGGCGTGACAGAGAGGAACAATGGCGACGCAATTGGAATGTCTATTGGCAGCGACATGATTTCTCCAAAAAAGCGCCGTGGCAGTACCAGCTGGTAATGCCAGAAGGCCCCACGATGATAGAGCGATTCGCGGGGTCTATTAAAAAGTCACTGGTTCAGGCGGGCCGGTGGTATACGGTGGAAGACCCAAGCAAGAAGTTTTCCCGCTTCGTCGAATTGGTGCGTACCGTGGTGGATTACTGGCTATCCCGTGCGGGGGAAACGATAACTTCCGGCACCCTGTCGTTTCTAGTTCCGTTTGAGGAGGCGCTCAAAGACGGCGCTATCATGATGATGGCGTCCACCGTCACATGGAAGATACTTGATCGCCCCATTATTACCGTGGAAGACGCCATTGAAGAAGTGGAAGACCCGGACACGGGTGAAATTGTTGCCATTCCTAGTGCGCGTATGCGGAAAGAAGTGCGTCCTGAAGGGGTCATTAGCGTGGAAGCGGTTGATCCCCGCACGGTGTGGGTGGACCACACGGGGAGGGGATTGTACCGTAGGCGGCGCATAGAAATGGACCTCCACGAACTGCAAGAGCGGGCGGAAAAGGAAGTGGACATTGAGGGCAATCCCTTGTGGGACCGTGACGCCATCGATGAGTTGGAAGCGTTTGTGGATACTGAGCGCTCACGAGACCGCCAGGAATCCAGCAACACGCAAACAGGCACGGAGCAGACGACATACCGAAAACCCATTGTGCTCGATGAGTATATATGCACGGTGTTGAATAGCAAGGGGCAAGTGGCGCGGTTTGATGGGGAGGATTTACGGGATGTATACATTGTCATGGCGAATGAAGAAACCATTGTGCGCGGCCCGGAACCAAATCCCTTCCTGCACGGGCAGGACTGGTTGGTGTGGACTCCTGTGCTTCGTGTTCGCGGTGCGCCTTATGGCCGCTCCTACGTTGAGGCGTGGGAACGCCTGGTTGTAGCGTTTACTGATTACATCAACCAGGTCATGGACAGCACACAGTTGTCGGGCATGAAGGCGTTTGCAGGGGATCCTTCGGTGTTGCAGGATCCCGACGATTTGAAGGAGGGATTGCACGGGAACAAGTATTACAAGCTTGAAACGGGCCGCACAAAAAGTGAATTTATTGATGAAATTAATTTGGGCAGTATTGACGGTGGGGCTGTGCAAATTTTAGGGATGCTGAAGAACAGCATCCAAGAAGGTGGAGTGCTCAACGACCTGATGTTGGGCAATTTGCCGAAGCGGGGGGAACGGACAGCCACGGAGATCAATACGGCGGCGGGCAGTGCGGGCGCTTTTATCACCGCCATTGCCGAATCGATTGAGCAAGGCTATCTGGAACCTATTCTGTCCCGCATATGGTGGGTGGCGCTGCAACATATGAGTCCAGAAGAGTTGCCCAGAGATTTATACGAGCAGTTGATGCCGGAATATGAGGAGCTACTGAACCTTCCCTATGAGATGCGGCTCCGGCTTTTGGCTGGTCCCTACAGATTTACCGTTCGGGGCCTTTCGGGCGTGCTGCAAAAGCAAGTAGAACTGCAACAACTGCTGACGGCGCTCTCCGTTGTGACCGGCTCGCGTGAGTTGACACGCGCTATGATTATGCGGGTAGACCCGCTCAAGCTGTTTGATGAGGTCATGCGGGGATTTGGCGTGCGGGTAGAGAGCATTGCACGCGATGCCGAGAGTCTTCCACCAGACGTGTTCATGGGTTCGGACAATGCACAGGACCAGGCGGCCCTTGCGAAGGGCCAGATGCCCCCAGGAGAGCAACAGCAGGCGCCGCCACAAGCGGTGCAACCCGTGGCCTAGAGGAGGTGTGGCACAATGGACTCCTTGGAACAAGCAATACAACAGACGCTGAAAGGACAGTCGGGCGCCCTTCTCATGCAATACCTGGAAGTGTTGCAGGATGATATTACGCGGCAGTTCCTTACGCGACACGCCACCCTTATGCATGATCGTGCAGATGCAACAGCGGTGGCGCTCAACGCCGCAGAGTATGGCGCCTTTTTGAAACTTTTGTATCGGGCACGCGCCGATGTAAAACGAGTACAGCAAAAAATGCAATGATGACAAGGATGGTATACCAATATGGACGAAGACATACAGCAATTTGAACAACAGGCTGAAGAACCGCCGCAAGAGCAAATTCCGGATGAGTATATTCTTGCACCTTCAGAGGCTGAAGACGCTGTTGATGATCGGCAGGAGGAAGAGGAGCGGGAGCTTGAACGGTTGCGCCAGAAAGACCAGTATATCTCGCGGCAGCAAAACCGCATTCACGCCCTGGAGCGCGAGCTGGAGGATCAGGCGCGCGCCCTGGAGACCTTGTGGACGCGAAGGCCGGATGGGGGTGGGTCGCAGGCGCAAGCGGCCAGCATCAGTATGGCGGATATTGATCCGGCTGATGAGAAATTTGGTGAGGTGCTTGAGAGCCGCATGGCCGAATGGGAACGGCGGGTGCGCGAGAGCACCATTCAAGAGATGCAGACCCGGACGGCGCAAAGCGGAGCCTTACACGCACACCAACAGCAGTTTGCACAGCGTGCCTGGCTGTGGTTCCAAGAAATGCACCCAGATGTTGCGCCCTATGAGGACCTTTTGGGCGCCATTTTCCGGGGGAACTATGGGGGGCGCTTAGGGTCCAACTGGCGTGCGGTGCTCAATCGGGTGGCTGATGATGCGCGGGTGGTGGTTGGTCGCTTTGGACAATGGGCAAACGGTGCATCCCAACAACCACGTGCTGCCGGGCGGCCACTGCGAGCGCCGGCATTGGGGCGGGATAGTGTTGCGTCTGGACACCTGGCGCGGACAGCAAGAAACCCCGCACGGGATGCGGCAGGGGCGCCAACGTCGATGGCGGCTGAAATTAAACAACGGCAGCGGAATAGCGGGTTTTTCTAAATGATACACAAAACGAAAAATGGGTGGGAGGTGCGCTCGGAGAAAACGGGAAGACGCCTTGGCGGCCCCTACCCCACAAAGGAGCAGGCCACGAAGCGGCTACAGCAGGTGGAGTTCTTCAAGCACAGCGCCTTTACCAAGAAAAAAGGGGAGCATCGCTAGAGGCCGTGTAATTTTTTTGCCCCTTTCGCAAAACGCCCTTGACAATCACACACAGTGAGTGATATTGTGTGGTGTATATATCGCCTGACCCTACCTGGAGGGGTAGACAGCGCACGTTTTTTGCCTCCCGCGCATGACCGTGTTGGCGTCATGAATTTACAGAGAAGAGGTTCGTGTTTGTATGACGTGGATTTATGATGCTGCGACTGGAGCCTACAAGAATCATGCACTGTCCAGCAACATTCGGCGTGAGGCTATTGCCGATACTATTTTTCTGCCATTTGCCCGCGCTGAGGAGGGGTATGGCCGCCGCAAAGGGGAGAATGTTACCATCACCCGCGTGCTGAAACTCCCTCCGGCCAACCGCGTGAGTGAGTTGGATCAGTTGCCTGCCGGTCGTCCAATTATCCAAACTGTGAGTGTGCCGACGGCGGAATGGGGCTTCAAAATTCCCATGACCGAATTTGAAACGAATTTGACACACTTTGATATTACTAATGTTTTTCAGCAAGTCCTCCGCGACCAGTTGTCTCTGACAATGGATATCATGGTCGCTGAGGCAATGAAATTGACGCTCGTGAAGTATACGCCCTTGACGGTGACCACCGGGGAATTTGTGACTGATGGTACGCCTGATAGTACGGCTGCTGTGAATCTGGCCATTCCCCATTTGCGGGAAATTCATGACTATATGCACGGCACACTTAAAGTTCCAAAATTTCGCGGCGGCAAGTATGTGGGCATCCTCACGACAAATCCGGCACGGGGCATTAAAAATGACCCCGAATACAAATCGTGGCAAGCGCCAACGACCTCAAAACCGTTTGTAACGGGTTCGATGTTCGATGTGGAAGGCTTTCTTCTGTACGAAACCAACCACTTCGATGCACTGGACAACACCATCGGCACAAATGGTATTTGCGGTGAGTGCATTTTCTTTGGTGCGGATGCCGTCGCGCTTGCGGAGGTGCTGACCCCCGAATTGCGGGCAGGTATTCCCACCGATCTTGGCCGTCACCGTGAGGTGGGGTGGGTCGGCGAAGTGGACGCCGGTTTGGTCTGGGACACGGCGGCGTTAGCCCGTGTTATCCACGTTTCCAGTCTGTAAAAGGTGGTGAAGGAGAGAAATGTATGTATAACTTTTTGCGTACCATTTTTAGTGCCCCCGCCTCAAACCTCAATCCCACAACACCGCCAGTGGTGCTTATTGATTACGTTTGTACGGGTCCTACGATGGTTGTACGGTGGGGGTATACACCGGACGCCACATCCGCTGCGCTTCTGCGACTGCAATGCCACCGGAAGCTGAATGGTCTGGCCATTGATGCCGCACGATATGGCACCATTCAAGGAAAAACGACGCATCTTGCGAATGATGTTATCTATTTGAATCCTAAGCTTATGCCCAATAAGGGTGAGATATTAAACGCCGGAGATCGTATTCAGGTGGCTGTAACAGCTGCCGCAGGCGCTACACTTGCGGGGCAGGTCATTCTGGAACTACAAACGTGGGGCCTCAACACGGCAGCGAAAGATGCCCTCGGCAACGCCAATGTGGTGCTGGTTGGGGATAATGTGTAAGCCACTCGCACCTTCCCTGTGAGTGTGCTATAGTTGTGGGGTGGTGGCATATAGTCACCACCCCATTTTATTTGTAAGGAGTATTGTCTATGGCTTTTGTAGCCTCCGATGTCACATACACCATTAACTCGCGCCGACTTGAAGGCGTGGCGGGCGAACGGTCTGTGATTATCGCCACGTTGACGTTTGGTGCAGGCTCGGAACAATATACGCAGGCTGCGGGTGTGCCGCTAAGCCTTTCAAAGTTGGGTTTATACAGGCAGATTGAAAGCCTCACAGTGTTGGATAGTGGCGCGAGCGCTTATTGGTGGTCGTGGAAACGCAGTGATAATTCCCTGCACGCATTTGTGGCTGCGAACGATGTAAGTGGCGGCGTGCGTACTGAAGTGACGGATGGTACTAATCCGGTGACGCAAACTCTTGTCGTTAAAGTTGTGGGGTGGTAATCATGCCTACAATACCAACATCAGCCCAAGCACAAAAAGCAGCACACAGAGAGCACGCCCTTGATTTGGATCGGGGGCTGCGTATGCGTAAGCACTCGCAAGGGTGGTATATTGCGGAGTATAAGGACTCTCCCGGAGAGTACTTTAACATTTATGGTGAGCCGGTAAGCCCGGAACTGGCGGCGGAAGCAGGGTTCAATGTGAGCGAAAGCCGCAAACAAGCCCTTCGCAGCAAATTGCTGCTTGAGGCGCGGGCGAAAATTGATGCGGAAGTGAATGCCCGCATTGAAGAGGAGGTGAAAGCCAAGCTTGTGGAATTTGAACGGAGGCAGGAACAACTGCACGCCCATCTCGTTGTGCCTCCGGAGCAGACCCCAGAATTGGGCGTCACTTCTTCTGGTCGGGTGGGACAGGTGTACGAGATGGCATGTGATCCCGGCGTGCTTACGCAGGTTGGGACGGCATTGGAACCGCCAGACGAACCGAAAGCTGCGCCAAAAGCAAAAAGGCACTTAGGAAAAGCAAAGGCCGCGAGGAAATTTACGTTGGATGCCGAAGACAGTGAGGATGCCGCTGGCGGGGAGGATTCTATCGCCCTGGGCAATCCCACCGACAAGGACTAGCGTATGACCTATGGGTCCCTCATCGAGGCGGTGTTGTCAAAAGCGGGTCCGTACCTGGTGGATGATGAGTTTCTGACCAGAAATGCAGGCTCGTATGTGAATCGCGCCGTGTACATCGCGCAGCAAGTGTACAATTTTCCCTGCATGGAGGCGAGTATACAGTTGACGACGGCAGTGAACACCACTGCGTTGGGCAACAAACCCACGCGGTTCAAAAGCGTGCGAGGAAACCCGTATCTTGTGCGCTTTACAGGCAACGAACATCAAGAGTTGTTTGATGCGTGGTGGACCGAGCAGGATGTGTTACGGCGGTACAAAGAAGACACTCGCGTTGTAGGGCCTCCAAAGGTCATTTTGGAGTTGCCAAAGAGTTTTAAGGTATATCCCATGCCCGATGGGGCAAGTGACTGGACGGGTGGGGAATACCGCGTGAAAATTTTGTATTGGGAGTATCTACGGGACCTGGCCGTAGATGCCGACACCAATTGGTTCACGGAAAATGCGGCGCAATACATCATATGGGCTGCTGCGGGGCTACTGCTGGAGGACGTACCGGGGCAAGAAACGAACGCCATGCGGTGGACGGTCACAGAGGAGCCGCTAATCAATCCGACAACGAGGGCCGACAAGGAACTCTTCCGGCTTGTGCGACGCGCCAAAACGGATGCGTTGCCAAAACGCATTTTTGTGATGCCGCAGCGCGACGCACAGGCCCCACGGGATAGGTTGAATCTCCGATGATATCTTCTCGATACGATTCTCTGTTCCAGCACTATGCACAGAGCGGAAAATTCCCGCTCGATTGGCAATGGCTCAAAGCGCAAGCGTATGTGGAAAGCGGGCTTGACCCCCAAGCCACATCGTGGGCAGGTGCAAAGGGCTTGGCCCAATTTATGGACTCTACGTGGGCGGAATGGGCCAAGAAGCTCGCATTGCCCAACGCGGATGTGCGCAATCCGGAGCATGCCATTATGGTGCAGGCCCACTATATGACTTGGTTATTGTCTCGTACCGGAGCTATTGAGTATGCCCTGGCAGCGTATAATTGGGGCATCGCAAATGTCCTCAAGGTTTTGAAAAATGCAAATATGACCCAAGCGGATTGGATCGCACAAATTCCGGCGGAAACCCGTGTGTACATTCAGCGTGTGCAACGTATACATGCGGAATTGCTTGCGGATGAACGGGCGGAAAAGCATAGTGCGCCGGGCGGTTCGGGGGTTACTGCGTGACGAAAGACGCCATTATTCAGCAGGTGGGTCGGCGGTTGACCAGTATTTCCTCTACGCTAAATACAATTGTGGGGGAGGTGTTCGATTTTGTGCTGGCTGATTTGGCGCAGCGCGGCGCTATATCGGCCCTGGCCAAAGAGGCAACGTTCGCTTTGGGTGCTGCGGGCGTGTACCAGTACAACACACGCACCATTACCGGGTTGGCCTCTCCGCACTACCCGTATCGTGTGCAATCGTTGCTTGTGCCCGCTTGGGGGTACCCTGACGGTTTGCTTGTACAGGCCGACAAACCGGCCTTCGATGCTGCGCGGTTGGGTAGCTCTACCTGGGGTCGGCCTCGTATATGGCGAATCTACCCAGACGATACGCAGCTGGAGACGTGGCCGCCTGTCGATCAGGCCAATGCTGCGGCCAGTGCGCGGGTTTTTTATCTCGCGCCTCCTACAATCATTAGCGGCACTACAGAAATTACAGAAGTGCGCTTTGAGGACCTGAACACTCTGGTGAATGGGTGCTTGTATTGGGCGGCAAGGTATCTTCCGGCAGACCAGGCGGAAGGTATTATTCAGGACCAGGCTCAGGCGCAAGCTCTGTATGAGAGCGGCGCGGCGCGTATGCAGGCCCGCGCGGAACAGCGGCGCATGAGTCCTCGTAAATTCACCGCGATGTTGGCGAGAGCGGCGCAATTGACGCCCAACCAGTAGGCATTATGGCGGATTTTCGTTGGCACCTGACAGACTGGCGGGACGGCTGGCAAGCGCCAATAGGCGCACCGTTGGGCGTGCCTTCCACAGCCTTGCTTGTGGCTGAAAATATTGATTATGTCCAGGAGAATCCCCAAGCGCCCGTGCGCGTGCGAGCACGGCGAGGGCGCACCAGCATTGCCGATTTTAACACCATTATCGGAGGGGGGGCCGACCTCACAGTAAGTGATGTGTGGCGGCATTACCCCCGCACAGGGTCGAACGCCACACTGGTGTGGGTGAAAAACGCCACGGCTGCACGGCGGGTGCTGTATCATTCCGTGGGTGGCGGGGCGTTTAGTCAGCCCACCGGCGCATTTAATGCGGCGGAGGGGGCCGACTGGTTTTTCGTGAACTGGGCGGATCGAGACCGCACATTTTTGGCGAATGGGTCCAATGGCCTCTACTCGTACAACGGCGTCCTATCTGCGGTAACGCAAACCCCCGTGCAGACCAACGGGCCGTATGTTGCGGTGTACGCTTCACGCTTAGTGAGTACGGTGCTGGCGGATATAAACAGGTTTGTGTACCTGAGCGATCCGTCCAACGAAAGCCTAGTGCAGGGCACGAATGTCTTTTTGTTTGACGATCCTGAAGGTGGAAAAATTCGGGGGGTGGTCTCGTTACAAGATCGCCTTGTTGTCATCCGTGATGGAAGTGTGTGGACGCGCATGGGCACGCCGACCACGCCGGGGCTGAATGCGCGGGTGTCTGAAGTGGGGTCGCAGTTTCCTTTAAGCATTGTGTCTACGCCGTGGGGCATTATCCTTGTTTCCGTGGAAGGCATTCGTGTATGGACGCCGGATCAGCTCCTTACGCAGGACATTACCGGCCCTTTACAACAGTTTTTCACGCCGCTTCTAGGGAATCCCACATTAAATTTCGCATCAGAGGGCGTATTCGCCCACCGTGGCGCGTACTACCCACGACGCCAACAGTTTTGGTTTGGTCATGGCGGCAACACCTATATACTCACCAGATTGCCTGGGGGCGGTGGGGCTTTGTGGTCGAAATATACTGGGGCCGAAATTGCTGCGGCAACGGCCTTTACCGGCGTGGGCGATATGGGATCGTTGGTGGGCGGCGTGCGTGCTGGCGCGGATAAGGGCTTTTTGGTCCAATTTGATGACGGAACGACCGACCGGGGCGCGGCCATTACGCATACCATACAGACGCCCTTTCTTCCCATTGCACAGGGGGCGTCCCGCAAAGGGCGCGTACATGAAATTGAGGTGGAATACTACGGGAAAGTGCCCCTGACCGTGGGGATTCGCTATGACGGCAGCGCAGTAGACAACGTTACGGCATTCGCTCTTGGCTCGACCCTGGGCAGCAACGCCATTCAAACGGCGCGGGCACTCATCAACGATTGGAGCGCTACGGGTTCCACCTGGTCCGTCCGCCTCTCGTGGACGGGCAATGCTGGAGAAAGCGAAATTCACCGTATTAGTGTGAACACCCGCGCACACGGATGGAGGCTGTGGGCCTGATGCCTCGCGTTACCAGCACGGAGATTCCGCTCAGCCCAACCGGATCGTGGCCGACTGATGTTGCGTTGCGAGGGCTTTCCCAACAGTTCATTAACCTTGTGACCGATCTTGATGTGCTGTTTGCAAGCAGCGCGGTGGACAGCACAGGGTTAGCGCCCACGAACCTACCAGTTCCTACGGGGCTGAGCGCCGTCACCCAGGCAGACGGGTCGTTTAACGTCACGGTAACATGGGACTATACACAAGGGCTGCTTCCGGCTGATGTGTTTATACTCATGTGGAAAGAGGGCACAGCGCCTTTGGGCGCTCCAAGTACAGCCGATAAAGCCGTAGCGGTGCTGGCCACTGCTACGGCCTTCACATTCCAGGGATGGAATCCAAACAGCAACTATAGATTTGCCATTGCCGCTGCAAGGAAAAGCTCAATTGCAGGCTCGTATGTGGCGGGCAACGTCGTGGCTCCCACAAGTGCGCCAGATTGGGCGGACATTTCTGCAACGGGTGATTACACCAGCAACATTGGGGGCACGCCTGCCGCCACCGTTGTGGCCAATGCAGCGGATGGAAAAACCAGTTTTGACGGTACCGTGAACTATCGGTCTACGGGAGCGCCAACGGCGTCTATCAGCCCCTCCGGCTTCGCCTCTGTGGGCCGTGACGACGGCTCTGTCGATTTTACACTAACGTGGTCATACACGCAGGGGACGAGAAAAGCAGATGGGTTTTTGATATGGTGGAAAACGGGCGCTGGCACACCTACACTAACCGATCCTCACTTTAGTATGGCTGCGCGGCAGACTGCCGGGGCGCTGACGTATGCGTTCACGCTGCGCGGTTTGCCCTCAAATGCGGGGCTTACCTTTGGGGTGGCGGCGTATCGGCGCACGGACAACGCCACAGAAATTGGTTCTATTGTGGGGTCCACCAGTTCTCCCGACTGGGATAACGTGTCCCTGGGAACTCCTAATTATGTGGGGATTGTGTGGGGTAAAGAGCAACACAATTTCACTATTGTCGCCACAGGCGACAGCGCCGTCAACGAGAGCGGTTTTGGCATCACCAAAGATGGTGCAACATTAAGCTGGCCAGCGGCAGACGTCCGATTCACGACTACAAGCGTTGGCACCACCAAAAGCTGGAATGCCATGCTGTACGACCTCGGCACAAAAGCCGCCGCCTATGCACATTCATTTGAAAGCACGGTTGTTTCGCAGACAGTAGACGACGGGGATCGTATGACGCCCGTTACGGCGGCTGGTGGATCGGTGGTTACGACGGCAAATGGCCAGTTTGGTCGTGGTGTGCAGCTCTCCGCAACAACAGGACAAACAGCATACATCCGCACGGTTGCTGTCTCCACGCGGTACCAGCACCTCAAGTCGGTGGATTTGTGGATTAACATTGCCGCAGGCGCGACAGGAGCGCGGGCGATTGTTGGTCTGGATGACTTTGGCTCCCTTCTGGACAATGCCGTGCTAATTTTGACAAGTACAGGCCGACTACAGGGGCGGGCGCGCGATTCTGCCGGGACACGCTGGTCGACGACGGCATCGGCAACTGACGTGCGGGATGGCGTGTGGCGGCACGTTTGCGTCCAAATTGAATCTGACAACGAATTACATTTGTATGTGAATGGGGTGCAAGAGGGAGTGACCGCTTCAAGCGGAACGCTGTCTGACATTACAGAGCACGCCACGGCGGGGCTGGCCGTAGTGGTGGGGTTTAGTAATGATGCGACAAGCGGGCAATTTGTCGGCACCTTGACCTTTGACGAACTCATTGTGAGTAGTGTAACATTGCGTCCTGAAGGCGGCTTCTTCACAGTGCCCACGGTCGAACAGGCCGATTTAACGCTGCATCAGTTATCGCCAAACTCCGCTGTATGGCACTTTCAGGAATACTCAACGGACACGTTGTATACGGGAGCAACGGCATATTGGATGAATGGCATGCGGGGCACAGCATCTTTGGCGATGGTGCTTGACACTGCTGTCACAGCCCTGCGGGCAGGTGATGCAATCGATAATCTTGCGCTACTGCTGTACACACGCAAAAATCCGCTAACCAACCTTTCGCTGAATGGTATGGTTGATGCCCTGTCCTATTGGGGCGCAACGCGCACACTGCTGAACGGCAATGTGCAGTCCGAGTCGGCCTACTTGCTTGTCGGTAAGATAGATCGCGGTGAGGGCAGCGGCCTAGAGCGTTACGCCGGGAAAATTGCCAGTGATCCGGCTGCACGGGCGGAACTTGCCTTCCAAACACAGGACGCGGATATCATCGCATTAAGTGGGGTTGGGTGGCGCCCAACACGGGTTCCTGGCGTTCCAACAAATAACCCGACGACTTTGGGCATTTTCAACACCACCGTTGATACGGGCAACCGTCTACACCGCCTGACCTGGGCGTATACACAACCGGCGCTTACAGGCGACAACAAATTGGCCGATGGTTTTGTTCTCTACTATCAGGCGGCAGACACCGCCACACCTAACGAGCACCAACTAAAACTTGATATTGGCAGTCGTGCACTCACGTTTCAGTGGTCCCTGTCGGCTGGTTCTGTAGTGAGCTACGGCATTGCAACCTATCGCAATACGGCTAAGGGGGTTGAAGTCGGCCCGCTCCAGCAAGTCAACACATGGAAGCGCGTTGCAGCAGACCAAAAGGTGCAGTCGGCGGGGCTTGAAGATTTGGTGACAATCAATCCCTCTGCGGCGGGGGCCACGGCGCTATTTATTGATAATGGGGGGAAGGTCAGGTTAAAAACTTTGACCGCAACGCCATCGAAAATGGTTTTTGAAAACTCTTCAGGTGCAGAACAAATGGAAATTAGCGGGGCACCAGACCCATACCTGACCATGCAACCGTCTACAGATGGCATGGGCCAATTTTACATAGGCTACTTTACAAAGCGTTGGGGAGATGTGCTGATAATTTCCCTCAATTCTATACAGTTGAACGTGCCATCAACCGCCAAAATTTCTTTGGATTGCAACGGTGGTCCGTTGCACCTCAACGGGCTTTGGCACACAAGTGAGTATGAGAACTTGAACGCATCAACTACAAGAGCGGGAAAGAGGATTGCCGTGCGCGATTCCAACGGCTCCCTTCTTGGCTATTTACAATTATACAATGCATAAGGGTGATGGTAGAAGTAGTTAGAGTACGTCTTTGGGCTTGCACTATCCCGGGCACACGTAACGGTTAGTGGGGGTGGAACAACATGAAGACGTTGGGCTTTTACAAGCGGCATGACTGTGGGCCTCCACTATTAGGTTTTGTGGTAATTGCATGTTGTGTATGTGTTCGCTATACAAACCGCAATACACACATAAGGAAGGAACTATATGCTTTTAGTGTTTGACGGTTCTACTGTACATTGTTTTTCTGGGGACCATGCGGTGCATGATGTAAGTTCATGCTGGTGCTCTTGTTGTGATGTGGCGTGTGAACACTGTGCAGAGACGCATGTGTGTCGCCATCACCAAGACCTCGATGGCGTCATCAAAACCGGTGGTATGTGCGTTGCCCGGTATACGGGCGCTGTCGATTCGGATGGATTGCCCGTCCTTGAGCGGGTACGGTGGTTTCAAAATCTTCCGGCCTACAGCTGGTGCGCCTGTCCAGAGCAGCCGGAGGTTCCGTATATGGACCATCGGTGTCCCACATGCGAACCTTTTTTTGCCGAAGTGCTGAAACACCTCCCCGGACCGCCCCGGACAGCGCCGGGGGCGCAACGGCGCGCACTCGTGGCGGCGCGCCAGCAGGCAGAAGAAAAAAAAGTGGCCGAGGACGTTGTGTACCCTCACGAAAAGTGATATGGTAATACAATCTTATTTTTCAAGAAAGGATGGAAGCAATATGCCGAAAATGTACGATAAAAAGGGCGGGGGAAACAGCAAAGCCATGCACGAGACATACACCATCGATTCCGGCTATCAAGGTTCGGGCACTTCCGGGCGCACGTCGAAAGACGGTGAGTCCCAGAGCGGCTCCGAAACAAAAATGCTACCCAAAGCAAAAGCCGATAAGTCAAGTATGAGCCAAGATAGCGACGACTAAAAGGGGGTTAAGCAATGCCCTTAACGCCGGTATATCTTAAAGTATTTGATCGAATGAACATGTCCGTGCAGTTAATTACGAACGCTGTTGCTGCGGGCAACGGCGAATGGGTTGAAGCGCGGGGGTTTACGGCGGGTTCCGTGCATGTGAGCGGCATTACTACAGCGACAGTCCAGGTGTCTATCTCAAATAGCCCCACAAAACCATTAGCAACAGACAACGGTGTCAATGCCGGAACGTCCATATCGTCTAACGGCATGGTAAATTTGAACGGCGTATTGCCTGCCCGATGGGTCAAAGCCCGTGTAACATCTTACACCAGCGGCACTATCAACGCCGATTTAGAGTTGCAGCAGGTATAGTCGTTTCGTAATGGATTCAGAAACGTTCATATTGCCGCTGCTAATTGAAATGGAGAAACTACACATGAAAACGACAATATTGTTATGCTCATTATTTCTTTTTGTCCTGTTGAGTGGGTGTTCGGCAACAAGCGCGTGGCTTGTCACGCCGGAAGCGCACGCCCAAAAACAGGAAGGGTGCAGGGCACTCAAGGCGGACCACGAGCGGCACTACTCTGAGGTGCGTGCAATCGTGCAGGACGTGAGAGTGCGAGCCGCTATGGAAGCAGAACATATCGCCCTTGAAAAATTTTTTGATGCCTGCCTGGCCAAGGCCCAGTAGGTGTTGGAGGGGCGCTTAGCGCCCTTTCGGCCTTTCCACCAATTGGCGCTTCCCGCACATACACGAGGTTAATATGTCCACCTTAACGTACCGTATTGTAGAAGCGACAAGAACAGCAGACACCGTAACAACAAAAGTTACTTACGCTGTCAATGGGGTGGATGTGTGGACTGTGGACATTCCCCATTTTCAGCCACAATCTGGGAGTGACATCCTTCAAAACATTCGGAAGCGTAGCGAATCAGAACTTGCAAAATTCCGAGCCAGTGTCGTTGGGGTACAAATTCTAAAAGTTCTTTCTGTCGGAATGGACGTGGAGCTTACTGATACTGGCATCAGCGATCGGGAGGCGGAATTGCTTATTGCGTCTGCACAGGCGCAAGAGATTCCAGGTAGCTAAATGGCGACACGGACCATTTCAGCAGCGGGAGGCAATTTTAACGCCACGTCTACGTGGGATGAGGGCATTGTACCCGGTGCTGGTGATGCCGTTGTTGCACGGTCAGATGGTACATCAGGAAATCTGACCATTAACGTGGCGTCCGGTGGAACGGGCCTTGCAAGTTTCATCATGACGAACTACACCGGCACACTGACATTCAACAACAACTTAACAGTCGGCGATGGGACCACCGGCACTGTGACATTTGTGCCCGAAATGACAATCGCGGGAACCGGCGATTTAATTGTGGATACAGCCGCCACACTTACGTCTGGTGGCAAAACGCTCACAGGCGGACTCCAACTGAAAGGCGGCCAAACCTACACCTTGGCGGATAACTGGACGGTCGAAGGGCTTGTAACGCTATTTGGAACAAACCCTGCTACGGTGAATGGGCAGACCATAAAAGCCAGGGGCGGACTCAGTGTCACAACGGATACTTCGGGCACTACAGTCTTTTCGTTGGAGTCTACGGGAACATGGTCTGGCACTAGTACACTCCAGAACAATCTTACATTTAACGCTGGCGCAGCGACAATTACCCTGTCGGGAACCCTTAACTACAACACGGGCACGCTCACATACACATCAGGCACCATATCCGCAGGCACATCCACATTGACCTGCTCTGCCGCAACGACGTTTAACACCTCTGGTATGAATTGGGCGAACATCACACTGTCGGGATCTTCCACATACACATTATCCAGCCAACTCAACCTCACCGGCACCTTAACCATTTCGGCCAATGCGATCTTTTCTGGAGCGTTCAACATAGCCACGGGGGCATTAACTACGTCCGGTGCGACGCAGGGCATAACGCTGTCTGGAAATATCACAGCGTCCGGATTGTGGACCTCAACCTCATCTACGTCGTTTACGTGGTCGGGCGCGTTTGACATTACGGCAGACTCATTCCTCAAAACGGGAGCGGGCAGTATTACGCTGCCCCGTAGTGTGGTTATTACAAACACGTCAACATTTCAAACCAACAGTTCAAGTATGTTCTCCTCTGGAGGAGTGACATGGCGCACGGGCGGACTCACCACAACTACGACTTTGAATGGCAGCACCAAGATTATCCTCACGGGGGGGACATGGTCAGCTGGTGCGGGAACGCTAAATAACAATTGCGATCTTGCGGGTAATGTTACGATCAGCGGCACGGTAAACTATGGCACCAACACATTGACCTACGTGTCTGGTACTATTACTACCACGGGGTCCACCCTCAACCTCACCGCAAATTGTACGCTCAATACGCCGTCGGCCAATATGACATGGAATAACATCACGGTGGGGGCGGGGGTGACGGTGACAATTACCAACGCTTTTACGGCGGGGACGCTCACCCTGCCCAACGGTGCAGCGACATTCGCTGGGAGCGGGTTCACAGTGGGTACACTGACCAATACGGCTTTGGGGATTACTCGGACTCATACGTTTGCCAGTTCCCAAACATATAACATTACAGGGAGATTTGAGAATGTGGGGGCCACCTCGACAATTCGTCAGCTCATTAAAGCTTCCACGCCGGGAACGAAGGCGATTATAACGCTCAAACTTGGCGCTACACAGGATTTGGGCTACGCAGACCCCACAGATATTGATAGTTCCTTGGGCCAACAGATTTTTACGTTTCGTGGTACTGTGACTACGAGCAACAACTGGACAACGACAATTCCCCTATCTGCCGTTGTTGTAAATCGACCTCGGAGGTACGTCTAAAGTGCGTGGAGTTTACACGGCATCCTATCTCATTACAGGCTGCAATTCAGCACGAACATTGCTGTACATCACTGCACCGGCAACTCAAGTTGTGGAGATTCTAGAGGCGTCAGTGACCAATGCTGACACTGAAACCAACGAACAATTACGTTGTACCTGGCAGGACATTACCACATTGGGAACGCCAACCGCCACGCCCCTTACTCCCGCAAAACATGAAGCAGCGTCAAGTGCGGCAGCTTCGACAGTGAAAGCCAACGTGACCGCAAGTGAGCCAACATATACAGCGAATACCGAGATTGGCCACAAAGGATTTCCATCATTGGGTGGGTGGGATCATGGTGGAATTCCGGAAACCCGTAAATACATTGCGCCCGGAGCATCCGCTGGTATTCGGCTTCTTGACGCCCCTACATCCTTCAACTGCGTTGTGTCGGTCACGTTCCGGGAGTTATAGTGTTCTACGGACCCCTTTCTTATTACAGACTTGGCGGTTGGCCCCGAACACTGCACCGTAGTGTGCCTGGCGTTCGGGGGCGAAAAAAGCTCTCGATGTTGTGGACGAGAGCTACCAATGTCACCACCTTAGATTGCAACCCTGGAAGCTATGCTCTTTCTGGCGTGGCTGCCGGGCTGGCGTTTGCGCCCACATTGTCGTGCAGCTCTGGTAGTTATACCCTTGCAGGCTCCAATGCCGGGTTAGCCTTTGTACCGACACTGACGTGCTCGACTGGAGCGTATGGTGTCACAGGCGTCGTTGCGGGCCTGCCATCGGCTCTTCTGCTGCCGTGCACCCCTGGGGCCTACACGGTCGCCGGTGCAAATGCAACCTTGGCTCTATTTCGCACTCTTTTGGCCAGTCCGGGAGCATATAGCACCACCGGAGTTGCCGCGACCTTTGTGGCCTCTTCCGTAATTGTGGCGAGTCCCGGAACGTACTTGTATACGGGCATTGCCGCATTCCTTAATGTTTTGTATCCTCTTGTGGCTTCATCGGGCACCCTTCTTCTTACCGGGGCTGCGGCGCAAACACTGTACGCTGCGACGTTAAAGGCCCTTCCCGGCGACTACACGATACTGGGACTCCCGGCGTTTTTTGTTTCAGAAGTCGAGGACATCCTTTTTATCATTACCAGCACATTTACATTTGGCTTTCTCAGCGGAGAGTCAGTAGCGACGCCGGCGCGTGTGACTGCGGAACAGTTTGTGACCCCCATCCGCGTATCTGCTCCGTCGTTCACCACTGCATACCTAACCGACGAGCAATTCGTGGTGGAACCGCAATAAGAAAGGACATATACGCATGGCCGCATATAATAAATTTCAGGACTTTGTAGATCAGTTGGGCCGGGGAGTGCATAATTTCTCCGCCCACGCCATAAAAATATACCTTAGCAACGAACAACCCCTTGTAACCGATACGGTAAAGACGGATATTGCCGAAATTGCCGGCGGCAATGGCTATACAGCCGGCGGCACATCCATCACACCAACATGGTCGGAAACGAGTGGCACCGGCACCCTTCAGGGCGTCTCCCTCCGCATCACTGCTTCGGGGGGGAGCATTGGTCCGTTCCAATTTGTCGTGCTGTTTAACGACACGCCAACAAGCCCCCTCAGGCCGCTCATTGCCTGGTGGGACCGGGGTTCGGCATTGACCCTTACGGACGGGGATTCCTTTGACATTAAGTTTAACAATGCCGCTGTTGGTTCAGCCGGAAATGTTTTCACCCTTGCATAAGGCGCGTGGATTATGGGCAGGGTACGATTTCAACCCATTAATGAGGGTACGACCGGAGAGTTCGTGGCCACGCTGAACACAGACAGCCAGCCCATAACAGCCGCTGAACTGACAGTCTTCGATGAACTTACAGGCGCAATCGTCAACAACCGGAACGCCCAAAATGTCCTGAACGCGAACGGCGTTACCATTGCGGGAACGACGCTGACCTGGAAATTGTCAAAGAACGACACCATCAGTGTACGCAGTCCTCGGCCTGCACCGTTGGACGTGTACGTGCATACGGCCATTTTTGTGATTCGCTGGAACGACGCGGCTGCCGTCGCACGGCAGTTCACGCACATCGTAGATTTTGCCTTTTTCGCCTTGGCCAAAAATGTCGCGTAGGGCTTGCCCAGTCGCCAGTATGTATGGTACAATAGTACCGAAGGGAATAGTGCATATATAATGCGTAAAAACAAAAAGGCTACAGGCGTGTTCGTCTCGATGTTTTCTCGTTTTGGCGATTTTGAGCAAGGGGACACACCGACCAGCCTTCGCAATAATATCCGGCAGGTGCAGGACCGTGAGGACGCTGTATGGTCTCAGGAACGGGAGTGGAGTACACGGCGTATTCTGGTGCGAGACCTTCAAGAAGAGTTGCGAGAGCACGGTCCGTTGTATACCGGCTCCGATACGGAGCATGATATGGAATACGATATGGAGGAAGATAACTAATGGCAGCAATGTATCCCCAAAGGCCCCTCGATATGGCGCAAAGAAGCCGTCCGGTTGGCGGAGTTGTGCAAAGTCCGCCCGGCAATCCCAGTGCTCCGCCCGCGAGTATCAAAGGACCCTTCACACCGCAAAGCCCCTACGGAAATATCATGCCCATGTATGGAACCACCATGCCCACACCTGGTGAGCCTCCCTATCCCATAGACAGATTCGGCTACGGTGGTGGTGGCAGTGGGATCAGGTGGTATGGAACCCAAGAGGATCCTGTTGGCTCCTATGGTGGTGCTGCCAGGTGGAATCCCACTGACGATAACCAGTACCCAAATATAGGTCCTGTTGGTTTTGACGACAGGGTAGGCGGTGGTGGTGGCTTCCCAACAGGCCCCAGAGGCCGATATGGTTATGGTGGGGGCAGTGCGGGTGGCGGTATGCCAACGGAACCTGGAGGCAAATATGGAACCACTATGCCCACACCGGGGGAACCCCCTAACCTCTATGGTGTAAGGGACCAAATGTATCGTTTACGTCCGGGTGATTTTAATCTGCCAATGCCCCCAGGTAGTAATGGTAACGTTGGGGGTATGGCGGTAGATGATCCAGGCGGCGGTGCGCCCGGCGGCTTTCCAGCAAGACCCCCTGGCAAGTACAACTCCGGTGGAGGCGGTGCGGGTGGCGGTATGCCGACAGGACCCCAGGGCGGTGGAGGCAATGGTTACATCGGGGGGCCTGGAAGCGACTATTTCGGAGCTGCCGTGCCTGGTGGATCAGGAACACTCCCCGGTCCCGATACCCGTTTTGGCCCAGACCCCGGATTTACTGCGGGCAGCCATCACCTGGCAGATCAAATGCTCCGTGATATGCAGGCAGGGCTTGGAGGCAAGTATGGAACCACCATGCCCACACCTGGTGAGCCTCCCTATCCCACTGGCGCCTATGGTCCTGTTGCGACGCTACCCCTGCGGGTAGACAATCGTGGCTTTCCAATCGGGTCTGGAGGCGGGGGCTATGGCTATGATGGTGTCGGTGGTGGTATGCCCACAGGACCTGGAGGCAAATATGGCCCTGGTGTAGTTGGCGGTGTGCCCCTCGGCAAATATGAAATCCCTACACACCCGTCGGGTGAACCATATCCAATTGGCGCTTATGGTTCTGCGTTTCAGGGCAACATTTTCGCTCCTATTGGCGTTCCTACAAATCCACCCGCCTTTGGTGGCGGTGGTGGTGCTTTCAGGGAAAATCCATCTGCATTTGGCGGGGGCGGCAGACAGCCCCGCAGGCGGGCTGCACCGGGCGGGGGAGGCGGCCGAAGGCCGGCCAGGGTGCGGTAAGATGGAAGGATTTACGATTCCGCCAGAAATTGCAGCAATGGGGGGCGCCGGTTTCAGCGCCCTTGTGCTGTCTGTAGTGGTCAAACCCATAGTTGACCGATGCTTTACCGCGATGGAACACTCACGGCAGACGCTCAATGAACAGGTTGTTGAGGCCCTCAGAGCGGTGGACGCAACAACAAAGGCGCTCATTCAGGTGTTGAGTGAAGTTCGTGAACAACTACGAAACCTTTCCAATAAATAATCCTGCGGGCCTGTTAGCCCCCATATTCCAAGATATGGTGCACGACAGCGTAAAAAACCATCCGGTGTTTACAGCACACGGTCTGGTCCGTGTCATGCTTGAGGGCTTGGCGACGGGCGATGCCGTCACATTCGGTTGTTTCCAGCGGGGGCTGCCCAAAGGCTACGCACTAGTGGTGCGTGGTGTGGATGTATACCCCCTACCCCAATTGGCCATGCTGTATAACCCCACGCATGAGCATGCGGTGCGTGACGCCTTGCTTTTGGCCGTGCGTACTTGGGCGCAAGAAGAGCAGTACGATGAGGTCACCACCACCATTTTTAACCCCAAACAACAACGCAGTGTTGAGCGCCTCGCGCAGCGCGTATTTCCTGCGGCAAAAGTAGTGGGCCATGTATTTAGTTTTAAGGTGAACGCCATAGGCCGTAAGGACGGGTAAAGGAGCATCAGGCTATGGGCATGCAATTTGGTGGTGGCAAAAAATCCTCAAACATGGACCTGCAAGGCACCGTCTTCAATCCCTTTTTTGTGAATTCGGCGATGCGGGCCGGGTTTGGGCCGCTCTCTTTGGGTGGAATTGCCGGAATTTTGGGCGGGTTGCAGGGTACTGGTCCCTACGGCATATCATCCACGTCATCTTCACCTGTGGGCATTTATGCCGATATAAATCCTGTGGAAGCGGGGCTGATTGCCCCGCCACGGAAAAAGGGCGAAGGAGGGCAGCCGCTTTTTACCGTTGAAGACATTATTCAATACTACGATTCCCACGACCCACAAAAGAAGCAAGATATCCCGCGTATTCTCAGTGCTGGTGGCCTTGGTAACGAGTTTACAATGGACCAGTGGGACAAGGCGCGTCGCGCGGCGAAATTAAGTGGTCGTTCTGGGGGCGTCGCTGAAGGGGCGCGCGGCTATGCGGAAGCGCAGTTAGAGATGGAGGAACAGGCGCGCAAGCAGTTTGACGCCACATGGGGAGCCGGGAAAAAGAAGGCCGGTACAGGGCCGCAACCGCCCGCCGAGCTTTCACCCGAAATGCAAAAGAAACTGCCCGGATACCGCTGGAACCCCCAGACACAGCAATGGGCCGAGGCTGCGCCCGGTACGGCACAACTTATTACCGACCCGAAGACAGGCCAAACGTATGTGTACGGACAACCCGTTGCGGGGCAACGCCACCTTGACGCCATCATGCGTATGGGTCCTGGAGCCTTCGACACGACGACAGGACTGCCGCCGACAATGGATGTGTCCGCGTTGGGCGCGCAGTATTTTAAGGGACCATTCCAGGGCATGTCACCGACCGATGCACTGCAAATGGCCCAAGGGTTCACCACCGGATTTCATAGCGGTGTGGCTCCTCCCCCAGCCAGCCTCTCAGCCGGTCTTGCTGGGGGCGGTATGGGCGGTCCAGAGGCCATTCCGGCGTTGAACCGTCCGGGTCCAAGCGCCCTGACGGGGTTTCAGACGCCAGAGCTGCGGGACATTCCGAACGCACCAAATTACGAAGAATCTTTTGTAAAGCAGTTTTCCCCCTTTGTGCAAAAAGGAATGGAAGAGTACATGGGGCCTGGCGCACTGGAACGCACATTCAACAGTGCGCCCATGAGAGCGCTCAGCGAATCCATGTACCAAAGTCTCTATGAGCCTCAGCGATTTGAGACGGAGCGTGTGGCGAAGCAGGATCGTGGCCGACTGATGGATTCGCTCGCCCTCAGCGGCATAAACCCGTCCCACCCAGTTGCACAAGCGCAGCTTGCACAGTTCGACGGGGACGTGGCTGCCCGCCTGCTTAGCGAATCACGGACCGCTTCGTCTGCGGCCACCGCCGCCCGTGTGCAAATGTCCCAACAAGAAGTCCTTGACATGCGCAACCGCGTATTCACGATGGCTGACTACATTGAGCGCGCCGTTGAAAATGGGTGGACCCGAGATTTGCAAACGTATGGCATTACCGCCGACTCCATCGCCAAATACAACCAGACAATGATGGGTATGACAGACATTATGCGCCAGGCAAAGCAGGGCATCGATAGCTACAACGCCTCACTGTTCAGCACGGAAGCTGGATTCCTCGCCCAGACATACGCAGCACGGCAACAAGCAGCTGTGGGATTTGCCGAAGTGGGCCAGAGAGCGGCAGCCGCCGCAGACGAATACAACTTGGGCATTTACCGTGAACAAATGGGCGCCGCCACAAGCACCATGAATGCCGCTACGAATATGGCAAACACCATCTTCGGGGGCATGATCGAGGACATTAAATCGCAACGCAATTTGTTCGACTCATTGGTGCGTACTGGTGAGGTGGGCTTGGCCCGGTCCGATGCGGCAAGAGCCACCTTGTTTGATGTCATGACCAAACAACTAACCCTTATGGGTCAAGTAGGGGCTTTTAATTACCACAAAGAAGAAATGCGGGAAAACCCCAGTTTTGGTTTTAAACTTGGGGAAGAAGGCGCGAAGCTTCTTGGCCAATTAGGAGGGTCGGCTCTAGGCACTCTAGGCTCTCTGGCCCCACTGCTGTTAGTGTAGGTATACAAGATGGCTAATATTACGGGTGTGGACCTCAGCGGTTTGTTTGAAGGTTTTGGGGAGGGCTATAGGCGTGCCTCCTCTGGCATGACAAAGCCCGAAGAAGAGGGGGGCATGGGCTTTCTTGGCAGCCTTTTCGCCACGGACAAGGAGGCGGACGAGTGGGAATACAAACAGCTGCAAAAAAAACTGCAACCGGACCTGGACGCATATTACAAAATGCTCACCGATGGTGACATTACCGGTTCGTTCCACAAGGAGCTGGACATTCTCCGTAAAGCTCAACCCCTTGCGAAACACCAGGGCCATGTGGAGCGTTTGGGCAATGACATTTTCACACCGTGGAAAGACGCGGCCATTCAGGCCGGCATTCGTGCGAAATATGGGGAGCTTGCAGATAAACTGACCTCACAAGAGGCGTTCAACCGCGCCGCCGCTGAAATGGGGCAGTATGACCCGCAACTGCCCCTGAAATTTATGGAGTTGGGTATACGGCAAGGTTCAGCCGAAGCCAAAGCGGCGCGGGATGCGGCCATTGAAAATCGGCAAAACCAAAAGCTGCTGATGGAGGAAGAGCTACAACCCTTCAAGTTGCGAAAAGAACGGGCCTTGATCGGGAAGTATGGCGCGGAAGCCTCCGGCGCGTATGGCCGTGAGCAGCGTGCAAGTGAACTGCATGGGGAAAAGTTAGCGCAAGAAAAAATCGCCACATGGACAGCCCAACGCAAACAGCTTATCGAGGCAGGTGTGCCCGTTAGCGTGCAAACGGACGCCGCCATACGTGAGGCCCTCGGAAAGGGCATGACATACCAGATTGACCCTACTGACGGTTCTGTGTATGTCATTGATCCCCTTGCGAAGGGGCAAGGTGTGGAACGCCATGAAGTGGCGGGGCCCACTCCGGCGGGCACATTTCGGGGGATTGAGCAGCAAAACAAGGCAATCATACAAGAACGGGAAACAACCGCGCGAACAGCCGTGCCGCTTGATGTGGAGGTACAGGACCGTCTTGCGACCAAGCAAAAGAATATTGCATCCCTGGGGGAAAAGTCTTATCACTTGCTTGGTGTGGTTGATGAAGTAAACGATTTGCTTGAACAGCTTGTAGCCGCGTCAAAAGGCCGGTTTCACGATTCGCCTTTGGAGGAAACAACGGTCACTGTCACCGACCCCAAAACGAAAGAGGCAAAACAATACACCTTCCAGGATTTGGAAAATCTTGTGGCTGCTGCCGCTCGCACACTCCGCCCCTACGGATTTGATTTTCAGCAGAACAAAGATACGGGTTTTTATGAAGCACGGCCCCTCGGCCCAATGGCCCCTCCAGGCACCCCTGGCGCTAATCCCGTGCCTGTACGAGGACCGACAGGAAAACTGGTGGGAGAAGCCGTGAAAATTTACAAGCCGAAAATCCACACCGATCCAAAGACGGGCAAGCGTACTATTCAGGGATTACAACTGCAACAAGGTGCGTCCCAATTGCAACAAGGCACACCCGAAGAGTGGGGCACCGACTTGAAGACGAACAACGGTGCGTCCGAAGAGTGGGGCCAGTAATATGCCGCAGTACGTTGAGCACCCCTATGAACCGGGCGCGTATATCGAGTTTGACGATAACGACACGGAGGAAACCATCCTTGAGACGCTCCGGGGGTTGGAGCCTCAAGGACCGCCTGCACCAGCACCACAGCCTGAACCTACCACCCTGCAAAAATGGGCGCCTACAGCCGCCCGCGTGGCCGGACCCTTGGCAGGTGGGTTCCTTGCAGGCGTTCCCGGCCTCATTGCTGGTGCTGGCATTGGTGAACAGGCAGCCCAGGAGATCGAACTCGCTACAAAGCAGCGCGAAAAGAGAAACCTTCTCGGCACCGCCATTGCGATGGGGGGCGCTGCAATTGGCCCTGCCGGACCTGCGGCATCCAAAGCCTACGCCATTGGAAAAGGCGCACTTACCGCAGCCTCAGAAAGCGCTTTGTACCAGGCCAGTGAAGGCGTACCGATATCCGACATGGGTCCCAGCGTGGCGCTCTCCGCCGCCACGGGTGGACTCAGCGGCTATGTGATTAGGGGCAAGCAGCGCCAAGCCCTGAAAACGCAGCGGGAGGCGCAGCGAGTCATTCGCAACGCCGAACGGCAAGCGGAACAAGCCGCGCAATTCCACGAGGATATAGATGCAGAAAACGCGGCAAATGCACAACGCATTGCCGCAGAGGCAAAAGCCCGATACGAGGCGTATCAGCAACAGCAAAGCGCCAGACGCATGGCGGACGACGAGGCTGCCGCAGCACGCCAAACCTACGGCTCTGCCGTGGCCTCACAGGATGTGGGTGATGTCCGCGCCCTTCGGCAACACATCGAGGAGAGCGCAGGAGCGCCCAGAGAGGAGCCAACCGGCGTTATGCCGTACCCCGCCACATTGGCGGAACGTACAGAATCCGGCCCGGCCCTCCAACGCGCCGTGGAACGGGCCAAAAAGGAAGCAGCAGGTCAGTATGCCGGGGATATGGAAGCTGCATATCCCGGCAGCGGACCGTCCCTGGCCGAAATGGGCCAGCCCCAACCCACGAACGAGGGGCGAATACTAACGCCAGAACAAAGGGGCGCTACGCCTTATGACCCCCGAGCCACCCGGTTGACGCCGAATGCCGCATTGGACCAGCGCACACCGGAAGCCATCCAAGCGCGGCTTGACGCCGCCGCAGAGCGCAAATTGGCGCGTGACCAAAAGCGGTGGGCCGAATCGCAGCCCAGCGTGCCTTCACCCGGGGCGCAGCCACAGCCAGGCAGCACGCCAGCCGCCGTGGCGCGAGCCTACCGCAATAGCGCCCGTGATCTGTACAGGCAATACTACCCGGACAGCCCGGACTTTGCTCATGACACAGACACCCTGTGGGACGTGCAACATATTCTTCAGGCCCAAGGGCGCGAAGCCGCAGAAGAATACTTGCAGGGCCTCAGCGGTCGTACTGCACCGGCCCACACGGGCACGCGGGGCGCTACTCCCGAAGACGCCGTCATGATCGAAACAGCGCAGCGTGTTGTTGGTCGCACCCAAGAGACCCCCCTCACGACAGCAGAGCGCCGCACCATGCAAGAAGCGTTGGGCGGCCCCGACAAGCCCTATGGCCTCAGCAACGACCCTAGCAAAATGGCCAAAGTCAGCGATCTACCCGACGATGCGCTGGCCACCGCCTTCCTCAGAACGCGGCGCGCCACGGTGCCCACACCACCACAAGGACCATCAACACTAGACGCGGAACGCGCCATAGCCCGCGCTTCGGCTGAAGGCCCCATAAACCCCACAACGGGCCAAATACAACTCAGCGCCCTTCCACCACACAAACCCTCGCAAATGCTTGGGCCAAGCGAAGAGGTCATTCCCGTGGGGCAAGCGCTCAAAGACGGCCCAGTAACAATGGCCCTTGCGAATAGCGCCGAACAGGCAAAGGATCTGGGCGCGCCCCCAAAGGCCCTGCTCGCTCAAGTGCCGCTTGATGAGTATATTCGTGCGGAGCGCCTCGCTCGCGTCGGTGATCTGATGAACGCCAATGTGACACGCGGGGGCCGCGCCATGTTGACACGCGCCAGCAACAAGGCTTTTCAGGCCCATCGTGATGGCGTGCAAGCAGCACTAGAACAAGGTCTGCCCATCCACCCAGACAACCTGGACATTTACGGTTTGACTGGCGGGCGCGCAAACACCCTCTCCCCAGAGCTAAGGAACACTCGATCTTTAGCTTCCCTTCTGGCACAACAATCCGTGCGCGGGGAAAAAACAAACCTCGCCCTGAAACGGGTATTCAACGCGCTACAAGATACCCCGTTGAGCGCGGCTAAAGTGTTTGGGGACGAAACAGGCAGCACCACTATCATCAGCGATATGAGCGCGTATATTAGCGACGCTATTACCCGCCTGAAGGGCGGTCTGAGCCGAGAGACCCGACCGTTTGGGCCAGCAGGCCGCACTATCGCTGAGATGGAAGATCGGGCAGCCATCGCTTGGGCTACGGCCAGGGGCATCACAAAGGTGGGCACATTGCCTAAAGAAGTTGTCAATCCGCTTGTGGAAATTGACATGAACCAATTCTTGCTTGCCCAGAAATGGGACACCACCTTACGCAATGCCGCCCAATACCTTACCCCTTCCGAGCTGTCATTTCTCCGCCACAACGGGCGCGGGCTTGCACGCGGCACCACGGCTGCACCAAACAACATGCCCAATTTGCGCGTCTACATGGGCGTATATAAAGACGTGATGGACGATGTGCATGCAATGGCTCGTGGGCCAGCGCGCCTTAACACCAACTACGACCCGCAGTATTTCACCCAGAAACTTACGCCAGCGGCGCGCAGGGCGCTGGGATCAAAGCACGCAAACCCGGCTCTCCGCGAAGCCATTTTGAAAGCCTCAAACGTAGCCGAAAAGGACACATGGATTATCGAACAGCAGCTTAACGATTTGTTTTATGACGAACTCACGACCCGGCACTATGGGCCTCTTGAGCTGGAGCGCAAATTGCAGCTTCCCGAATCGGTCATGGTCAATGGCAAGCGCGTACAGGTGCTCGATGTGGATGGTTTGAATGTGCCTCTCCAATATGTGCGGCTGGCCGCCCGACGCATTGGCGCGGCAATGGTGGGAGGGCCAAACACCCAAGATTTTTTTGACAAATTACACGCCCTCACCATTGATCGCGCAGGCGCTAACTGGGAGGTAGCCAGCAAGCAATTTAAATCGACTGTGCAGCTGTTACAAGGCGTTGAATACAACGACATAGCTGCACGATTCATTAAAAAGGGTGACTGGTTCGTAGACATGCTGAATGGCTGGCTCCTCAGCGAAAGCGCCATGCCGAATGCGTTTGCCGGATGGGTTCCTGCGGCAGCCCAACGGGGATTTGCAAAAGCGTTCGGAGTCATGAAGGACATCCATGCGGCCCGCCTGGGCCTTCTGAAAGGCGCTCGCAAGGACCAAATAGATGAAATACTTCAGATGGGCGACAAATTTGGCATGTGGATCAAACAGGGCTACTTAGAAGGGCTGATGGGACCGTCCGCAACAATCCCCCTTTCCCAACGCCAATATGCGCGAGGTCCACAAACCGGCTTTCGCGCCGTGCTTGAGGCGCACCCCGCACGCCAATTGGCGCGTCAATCCGGTCAAGTTGTGACAAAGGTGACAGCAGTAGACGCCATCAACAGGGACATCAACAAGCTCGGAGCCATTGCCGTCAACGACGCCCTCAACGAGGCGCTCGCAGCGGCAAAAAACCAACAGCCCCAAATGCTTGCTGACCTGGCAGATTTCCTGCACTGGAACCCAGATCGTGTAAACCGTGTGCTCAACACGGGCCTTACGGAAGAGGATCGCGCTTGGGCCGCTCGTGTATTTGTATCGCGTTCCAACGCCATGTACAGCCTGGCGGTGGACACACGGCGCCCTTTGACGCATCCGGCGTTGCGTGCGGTCTTTGCATTTACCAGCATTGTCCGCTCATTAGGCACCTTGGCAAGCTTGATGGCGCAACAAGCACGGCGGGGCAACTGGAAGCCTATCACCCGCCTAGTGTTTGGCCTTACCGGCACACTTGCCCTGAACGATTACATCAAAGACACTATCCACAAACGAGACCGCAGCGATCAAGGATACATGGATTTATTCGCCCAGAGCATTTTCATGAGCGGTCTGCTTGGCATGCAGGGTGAAGTCGCCCAGGATGTCATGAGTTCCATCAAACGAGACCGCACCGCGCAGTTTGGCCGCGAATTTGCTGTGGGCCATTTGCCTCCCGCCTGGTCCCAACTGGATCGCCTTGGTGCTATTTTAGCCTATTGGTCGCAGGGGGAATATGAGAAGCGCAATAGGGCGGCTCGGCGCTTATTGCCCATACTTGACACCGTTATGGGGCAATTGTACGGGGCCAGCCCACTAGACAGTCCCATTACCCGCCCCCCTCTGAGTACGCCGAAGCGACCAGGACTATCCCGTCTGCAACGACGCGGACTTTCCAGAACACTGACAAAAGAACCGTAAAAGAAAGGACTATGGCAGCGCCCTAAGGTCCTGGGCACATTGCTTTTTGGTGGGCATTGCTGTATACGCCAGATTCAAAGCGCCCCAATTACACCCAACAGAAAACTCCACAGGAATGATAAGGGGCGGTAGATATTCCCCCGTATCTGG